ACTTCCTCTTTCTTTTTATCCCAATCAAATTCTATCAAGTCAGTTAGCTTTAACTTTTTACCTTTTGCAATCTGAATGTTTAACAAGTAGCAAGTTTGCCATCTACATCTCTCCCATTCATTTCTTTCTCGCATCTGCTCTAAGTCAAAAAAGCCATTTAACTTATTAAAAAAGTGCTTTGGAAGCATATCATAAAACTCCTTTACACTCATTCTTAACTGCCCAAAGGCAATCCCTTCAAGTTTATCCCAAGTTAGCTTTTCGCTTTCTTGGGCTTCGGCTTTTTTTCATTATTGCCCCCCATCATATCGGTTAGCACTTCCATACATCTGGCTATTCCATCCATATCGCCATCCATCTTATCTGCTAAATCATCTACCGATAATTCACATTCTTGCTTTGCTGCTCTGTAACCATCCTCAATTCCACAATGAATCAAAATTAAAGCATCATTTAAACTCATATCTGCACCAAGTTTATTTAGCTCATTTAATGTTGTTCCTGTTTTCATTGAATATTTACGCAAAGCATTAAATCCAAATTTAATAGGGTATTTACTCCCCCCTAATTCTACAAAAGTATATTCCATTTTTTCAAGTTTTAAAAAATACTCTCACCCAAACGCAACCCACCTGAAAAAAGGATGCGAATGGGATGTTGAGTATTAGGTTATTATGCTGCTACTGTTCTAATTATTCCAGCTGTTCCTGTAAAAGTCATACTATAAGTTGCAGTATCTTCAACTCCACCTGTTGCTGAAAAAGAAGTTAAGAATGCACTACCAGAAAAATAAGTATCTCCTGTTGTGCTACCTGTATTTCCCCATTTTATTACAAATGATTCTCTTTTATTAGCCCCAGCTTCAAGCACATATTGCTCCAATACATCATCTGCTGAATTAGTAATTTGCGCTCCATCAGCATCAGTCCAAGCATAAGCACCATCCAAGCTTATCTCCCAATTTCTTTGTCCTTCAAGGGATTCTGCAAAACCAACACTTTCCTTATTGGAAATATCTCTGGTTTCCATATTAATTGTTATAGATGCTGTTTGTGCATAAGCTACCAAAGTACCTGAGGCACTATACACTTTTACATCTGTTCCATTAAGTATTGCCATTTTTTCTATTTTTTATTTATTAATTATTTGTTTTTTTATACATAAAGAGCTGCTATTGTTAAGCTGGTTACCCCAGAATAAGTAATTGCTACTTCTCCATTTCCATCATTAAAGGCAGCAGGAGCAAATCCTCCAATAAACGCCTCTCCTTCGGCTGCTACTGCTATCGTAGCATTCGCCTTTGTTAAATCTCCATATACCCCACTATCAACACTTGTAGTTAAAGCTGTTATAGTTATTGTGATTTCTTCTCCGCTTCCATTTTTAATATGCAAAAACATATTACCATTGTTATCGGCTGTATCTCCACCCCCAGCAGCAGTTTCATAAGTTGCTGCTCCTCCTGTTTCAGTTATCTGTTGTACTGTTAGCTCCGCCATCTTTCTTTATTTTTTTAGTTTTCTTATTAGGATTTTCAATGTATCCATCCTTCATTAATTCTTTTGCAAGTACATCATTTATAACTGCTTTTTGTCCTTCCTTAATTAGTTTTGTTGCACTAAATTGCCAATCCTTTAAAAGTATATATGTTTTCATAATATTATCCTGTTGGATTTATTTGTCTTAAATTAAACGATAATGATTGAACATAAACTCCTTGCCCATCTCCTTCAATTTCAAAATCTTCATCATATCCTGTAAATTGAATAGTTTGCACTTCTATTGTATTATAAGTTCCTGACTTTCTGTCTAATGCTATTCGGGATTTTTGAGCTAAATCTGCTACTTGTGTATAAGTTTCTGAATAACATAAAACCATCAAGCTATTTCCATCTAATGTGCTTACTCCATCTTTTGTGTCATTAGGGTCAACTCCTGTTGTTTGGTAAACTATAAATGGAAATGTAGTTTTTTGGGCTGCAACATTAGGAAAAATTCGGTTAGACACTAATGCACTTACATCCGAATCATTGGCTAAAATATTATATATTGCTAATCCTATCTTCATCTTAGTAACCCCATTTACCAAATTTCTTCATTCTCTTTTCGTGCCTTTTTATTGCCTTTGCAGTTATGCCTATGGCTTCTGTAAAAGCGTTTTTTGTCATTCTAATCTTATGATTATCCCACGCTGGTTGCATATATTTTTGAGCTTTTCCTTTCCCTTTTCCATAAAACATAACCTCATCTCCATATTCTATAAAAGCACCATAAAACCCAGATTTTTCTTTACTTTTATACACTCCTTTATATCGTGGGCCAAAATAAATACCCATAAATTTCTTCGTTCTTCTTGTAGTAAAAAATCTTATACTATCTCTTAATCTTCCTGTATCTTTTGGTACTCTGCTTTTTGCTTCTTCCAAAGCATCTTTACCTACTTTACGCCAAAGAGCTTTCCATAGATTATATTGTTTTATTTGTTTAGGTAAATCTCCAAACATATTCGCAATTTCTTTTGCTCCCTCTATTTTAAAAGTTGGTTGCATTAATCCTTTTCCTCTGTTGTTATTTTCAAAAATCTTTCTCTACCTTCTATTTGCTCTACATTATGAAGGTAGTAATATTTAGCTACTCCTTCGGAAGTGAATTTTATTCTATGCGACATGGTAGCAGCCGCAGAGCCACTTACAAAACTATCTAAATCCAAATTCCTTATATAAAAATCTACTTTTGTTGTAGCTGTTATTTTATCAGTTTCATTTGTTTCACTTCCTCCAACCCAATCTACTTTAGCCCATACTTCTCTTATTTCTGACCAACTATCTACCTCTCCTTCCCCATAATCATTTTTGGCTAATACAGGTTGCTCAATACTTATTCTTCTATCAAGCTCCCCAATTAACATAGTGTTTGTATCTTATATTGTTCCAATAAATACTGAGCCGATTTTGATAACTCAGTAGCAGTTCTACCTGTTATTACTTCTTGTCTATTCTCATACCAATTTCCAATAGTTAATAAGGCAGCTTGTCTTATTCCCTCTGGAACATCAGATGCTGCACTTCCATATCCTACTACATATTTACATTGTACCGCACTTATTCTACCTGCTAATGATGGAAAAGATTGGTTTGGTTTTAATCCAATTCTTGCTGGTTGGTGTGTTAAATCTTCAAGATACACAGATGAAGCTAAGGTTTGTAAGCTATTATCACTATCATAATATTTTATATGCGTAATACTACTAACTTTACTTTTGAATAAAGTAGCTATATCACTCCAAGTATCTCCATGCTGAGTTATGGTAGTATTAATAAAATACCTATTGGTAAATATTTGAGCAGATTCTGTTGCTGCACTTACAAGATTATCTATGTAAGTATCATCTGCACTTGTATCCACCTTTAAATGCGTTTTAGCTTCGGCAGTTGTTAAAATTGCTGCTGCGGCTGCTGTATCTACTACAAAACTTTTAGCCATATCTTTTTTAGTTTAAAAAAAAGGGGCGGCAGTAATTCCACCACCCCTTAAATTATTAATGTCTAACTATTATTCAATTAAGCTTGCAAATGCAGTTGCATTTTGCACAGCACCACCATCAAATAATCCTGTTACTACCATTCTTGGCTCTCCTGTATCAGCATTTGTGTATGGATCAAATAAGAAATCTAATCCACCAAACTGAGCAATGTGTACTTTTGAGAAATCTCCAAATAAAACATTGTCTTTATCAGCAGTTGCATCTGATGCTACATTAGATGATACAAAGGCGTACATTCCATTGATAGTTTTATCTCTAAAATCATAAGCAGCAGATACATTACTTACCATATCAGCTGTTTTAATAGCTGCATAAGCATCAGCATCCATTAACCAAGCCATTCTCGCTCCTTCATAAGTACCATCATTTGCAATATAAGTATTTTCCAATACATTTGCAGTAGTACCACTAAACACAGCACCTGTCGATCCAGCTGCCGCAGCAGCCAAGATAGAAGTTGGTGCAGAAGTAACATTAGCTTCAGCTAATAATGCAGTTTCCAAAGTAGAAGCCATATTAGCAGCAATATTTCCCTGCAATGCAGATTCTAATGATGGATTCTGTACGATGCTCTCTTGTGTCATATTAACCACAGAGATAAGTTTCTTTGGAGTTAAAGTTAGAGCTGTTAAAGCACCAGCAGATGCTACTGAGCTACCACCACTTTCAGCAATCCAAGATGATGAAACTGCTGAAAATACAGGAAATTTTAAATTGTTTATCCCTGCATAAAAATTACTCCCAGCAGATGTTAATACTAAATTGGATTCTAACTGATCTGTAAAACTCATTGTGTCTACACTATTAGTAGAAGATGTTGCCCACGCTCTTGTTAAAATAGAAGATGGAATCCCTACTCCTTTGTAATTTTGCCCTGTGTATCTTGATTCATTTCTTGCTTCCTGATCCATTTCTTTGTAAATCCCAGAAACATTACCTGTATAAGCAGCTCTCATAGCTCCTTGAAAGGTAAATTTTTCCAAGTCCTTATCCGCTTTTGGCTCAACAGCCACGCCAGATATTAAAGCTGATTCTCTTAATGATTTTTCAATCTTCTCAGCTCTTTCAATTTTGGAAGCATAATTATCTGCCTTTGCTAATAGAGCATCAACTGATGTATTTTCTTCCTCTGTCAAATCACGATTCTCCTCAGCTTCAGCAGTTTTTTGGATAACTTCCAATTCTCCTAAAACTTCAGAACGCAATTCTTTAAGTTCTATACTTTTCATTTTTCTTTAATTTTAAATTATTTACTACGTTTTTTTAATTCAATCCTCAATTTTAGTAAACTTCTTTTTACTAAATCCTTCTCCTGTTTCTTGTTTTCCTCTTTTTCTCTATATATAGCCAATGAACGCTGAGCTAATGTTAAATCATCTGCATCTGGATAAGCTGGATAAGTAACAGGGCTAACATCATAAAGTTGTTTTACCTTGTTAATAGTTCTAACTTCCCCATCTTTAGTTGTTTCCCAAGAATCATCCTCAATTGTAAATGCGAATGAGCTTTGAGTTATATCGCCTCGTTCCATTGAAATTATTAAATCTCTACCATAAGTTGTATCAGGAACATCAAATGCAAAGGATAATCCTTTTTCAGTTTGCTCTAAGTTTAGAGTTCCACTTGAAGTCCTTGCTAAAAGCAAATTAGGATCATGATTTACCAATGCCCTTACATCATCATTTAATACCCCTGAAAACGCATCAGGTGCTATGAGTTCTCGGAATCCTCCTAAATCGCTTGAAAGTTGATTAAATACAGCAGCATGTCCTGTTATGGTTGTTGAGCCATCATCTCTTTTTTCAGTTCTGGTTTCAATGTTAAAATATCTTTTTTCCATAGTTATTGTTTTTGTCCATATATCTTTTACCTCTTTTTGCAGAGGTTTGTTTCTTTCTTTATCATAAAAGGAAATATCTTTATCTTCCTCAATTTCTTCAACTTCTTCCTCATCAATTATTTCTTCTACTTCCTCATCTTCATCCTCATCTTTATCTCTATCCTTTTCATATACGATTGTATAAGTATCATCATCTTCTGTTATTGAGATAATATGCCTTCTATCTAATTGCATTTCTGTCGATTTTTCTTCCACCTCCACTTCTATTTCTTTATTGTTTTTACAATTGCAATTGGAATCGCAAGAGCAATAATCGCAAGAGCAATCATCATTGTTTTCATAGTAATCCTCATTATCTTCTTCAGCTTCCTCCTGAGAATCATATTTGCATTCTCCTGTTTCTCCCCATTTCCATTTTCCGTTATTGCATTCCTCAGCTGGCATCTTCTCCTATTTTATTTATAGTAGTCATATTAAGTGGAAGATAATGCTCATCTCCATCTACTATACTATTCATATTTTCTTTTCTTCTTACTTCATTTATAGTCATATAGCCATTTGTTAAAGCTGTTTTATAACTATCAGTTCTATCTTTTATATTTCCTCTTAGCAATCCATTTACATTCCACTCTACAAATAACCTGCCTTTTTCATTTGTCTTAAATAATTTTCTATTCATTTCGCTTTCCATTCTTCTTATATAAGGCATTAAGGTATAGGTAACATAAGATTGACTTAGTGATTCGATATTATTAAAGGAACTTTTGGAATGTTCTTGAAGCATAAAGGTAGGTATGTTAAACATTCTCGCAATCTCAGTTATGCTAAAAATTCTACTTGCTAAAAATTGGCTTTGCTCTGGGCTTATAGTAATCGGTTTGAAAGATAATCCTTCCTCAAGGATCGCAGTTGATTGAGCATTTTGCAGTTGATTATAAGTATTTGAGAATGAAGTTCGTAATCTCGATATAGCTTCTTCACTTAATGCTCTATCTGTTTCCAATACGCCTGATAATTTAGCTGAATTGGTAAAATATTTTGAGCCATATTCTTCCAAAGCCATCCCCCATCCAATAGCGTTTGCATTTTGGGTAATAGGAGAAAGCCCCATTATTCCATCTTGACTTACTCCTTTGAAATGTAAAACATCATAATCATCTAAAACTACATCACTATTTTTATTATGATAAAAAATCTGGCCATCATTTATTTTAACTTGAATGTCTTGTGCATTTAATGGAATCAATGCTTGAACTAATCCTCTTGGGCTTCTAACTATATGCACATAAGAGTTTCCAGAAAGGCAGAGATCCATCATTATCTTTTCAAAAAATGCAACCGAACTCATATAATTGTTTGGCTCATTATGTAATAAATAATAAGATGGATTATTTAGAGCTAATGTTTTATCTCCATTTGTTTCTCTTTGAAAAATATTAATAGGAAGAATGCTTATGGATTCGGAGAGTAACCTTACTGCACTCCAAACTGCTGTAAAAGTAAGAGCAGTATTCTTATCAACTGCTATCCCACTACTTGCTCCTCTGCTAATAGCACTCATTGCTGAAAGGAAATCTCTTTTCTCTTTTTTCTTAAATAAGTTTGTGAAGAAATCTGTTATTGCCAATGGTATAGTTTTTGGAATTTCGCAATTATACGATTATCTATTTTAAAAAGTATGCTACTTGTTTGCATTTCTTTTTATCCTTCTATCTCTGCAATTTCGGTAACTATTATAGTCCGAATATTTACGCTTTCCAAAATGCTTTTCAAATTCATTCTCAGTTTTTTCATAAGCTGCCTTATAGGTTTTTTCACTTTTACAATGTTTCCAGAATCTTTCATCAAATCCATTTGGAGAAAGTAAAGCAAGTATTTTAAATTCTATCATAACATTAAAAGTCCACGATTATCATACACACTATCTCCTTCTTTTTCCTCACTCATATACTCAGCTAAGGCACAAATACAAGCGGCCACGCCATCAATTTTCTCTTTTGATTTTTTCTTGCTTGGCTTATGGTTATCGGCTGCATCTATTTCAAGTTGCACATTTCCAATCATCCATCTCATTACAGGGTTTCCATCATGCTGTATTTCTTTTGATAAAATTAACTTCTCCATCATTTTTGTAGGAGCTGACAAGCTGGCGAATCCTTGTCCTAATGGAGACATATTAGCACCATCTCCAATTAAATCTATTACCAACTGAGAAGCATTCCATCTATCATAAGCAATACTTTGAATCCTATATTTTTTTGATAGCTCATTTATCTTTTTTCTTATAAAAGAATAATCGGTTACATTGCCAGGAGTAGCAATCAAATAACCTTGACTGATCCAACTCATATAATCCACCCCATCCCTATCACTTCTTGCCTTAGCATTATCTCTTGGCACAAAGAAATAGGGCTTTATTTTAAAGATGTTATCCACTCGGAATATTAAAACAAATGCAGTAATATCTCTTGTGGTTGCTAAATCTAATCCTCCCCAACATTCCATATTACTTAAATCTCCAAGCTCCCCCTCGCATTCCATCCACTCCTT